AAACACAGGAACTGGTGGTGCAGTTAGTACTGACATCAATAATGTTATTTCTGCAATTGAATTTACCACACGTGGTGCTGGTTACGACGAACCTATGGTTGTTGTAACAGACGGTGGTGGCACAGTTGGTACAGATTCAACAAATACTGTTGGTATCGGATATGTAGGAACGGTTGGACTAAATAATGGTCTTGGTGGTGCTACTATCGTAGAAGATTGGGCAGACTATATTAATGGACAGACTAGAGTTATTGTTATCGATAGTCACCCAGAGCCTACCGGCTATGGTGCTACTGGCACTGTATCGTTAGGTGGTGCTGGTAACGTTTCTAATATTGTTATTAATAATCCAGGTAGTGCATACAAGACTCCAACTATTATTGTTGCAGGACCAGTAACATATCCTGGTGGATCTATTAACCTAGCAGGCAATGCATATGCATTATACGGACCTAAAGGTAATACTGACGATTCGCCATTCAGTGCTAACACCTCTGCCGGAACAAACTTTAAGAACGGAGTTTTAGTACAGTGGGGTAATTATGAAGGACACTCATTAAACGATTCTTGGGAATTTACTACTCAGTCATGGGTTAATGGTTCTCCAGACTCATTAGTTTATGAGTCTTCGAGATACGACGGTGCGACAAATGATATGAGAGGTGTTATTACTCTTAAAGACATTTGGGACGTATAAAAATTTATTATAAATAATTAAAACATATTAGAAGGAACATACAACTATGGATATTTTAACACTTGGTAAAATGAACCAAATGGCTAAGGATTTAGACCAAACAATGGAGTATCTAGCCAACACTACTTTCGAAACGTTAAAAGACGTTTGCGATGTGCAGGCAGAAGTTATTGCTACTCAGACTGGACAAGTTACTTGTTTGCAAGATGAGGTTGATATAGGTATCGACGCACTTGCTGCTGCAGGTGGTGGATCGAAACCATTTAAAGAATTTATGATTTTAAACACCAACCATTGGTCTGTTACTAATGGTGGTTGTTGTTTATTATGGACAGCCCCTGAGGGAATCAAGTCTATTAAATTCGAAGTTCTAGGTGGCGGCGGTCCAGGTGGATCATCTGGTCGTGACTACGATATTCCTTCTGGTGGTTGGGGTGGTAACTATGCAGCTAGGACGTTAGAGGAAGGCGTTGATTTTACTGCTGGTACTTCTAATTTTACTTTATGTGCTGGTGGTACTTCACAATGTTCATGCTGTGCGCATTGTCAACCATGTAGAACAGGTTGTACTTCATGGGTAACTGGTAATGGACTATCAAACTTCTGTGCGACCGGAGGAGAAGGTGGTTTTACAGCTTGGGATAAAAAATCAAGTTGTTACGACTGTAGTATTGGTGCGCAATGTGTTGTTGGCGACCAAGTATCAGGTGGTTGGGGACAATGCCAATCATGTACTCCAGGTTTCTTCGGTGCAGACTACGGTTTCACAGGAACTACAGGAATGATTCAAAAGGGTTACAGTTGCTGTAATGAAATTAGTGGAACTAGAGGTGGACCGACAGGACCATTCTCCGGATCTCAATCGAACGGTAGGGATACAAACGAATGTACCACTACTGGTATGGGTTGTTGTCGTGGTCATTCTTACTTCCCTGGCGGTGGCGGTGGCGGTGGTGGTTTTGACGGTGGTAATGGTTGTTGGGGTGGCTTTGGTGCTGGTGGACTTGTTAAAGTTTCATACCAATAATATATTAGGAGAATAGAAATGGCAAATATTACAAAAACAGTTACATATAAAATTCCTAATGAGAGATACGGAAAAGACGACTCTATGGGTAAAGAATCTACGCAGGAATATAACGGTCCTGCTAGTCTAATGTTATTCATGGACAAAGAAACAAACATGGTTAAGGAAGTGCAGGACATGGCAGACTTATGCGGTCAACCAACTCCACTTGATTTTTACGAATTAGTTTTGGATTGCGAAGAATCTGACGAAAATTGCATTCGTTGCGGTTTAATCGGACCAACTGACGAAGACGGGGCAACTCCTTTCGGTTTCATTAAAGTGTATGAAGTAGCAGTTGGACCAGCATCGGCAAGAAATAACACGGTATTTGATACTACTTATCCTAGTGAAGTGTATGATCAAAACTCAGTTACACATGGTTATAACCCAGACACAGGTTGGGGTGCATTATCATACGAAACAGGTTTGCCTGGTGATGATATTGACGGTAATGTATATGGTCGTAGTAATTGGGACATTGAGTTTATTAGATCTGCAAGGAACGACCAATTAGAAGCCTCTGATGCATCTACTTCGGAAGATATGCCAACATCGATAAAACAAGGTTGGGTCGATTATAGAGCAAACTTAAGAAATTTACCAGACGATTGGGCAGGAGTTCCTGTAGATTTAATCGTTTTTCCTAAGGCGCCAGGAGAACCCGTAAACGACGCACTTGATGAAGAAGCCTCTGCGCACATTAAGGTAATCAAAATAGCAGAACGAACTGCAAAGGACAAAGAAGTTGTTGCTCAACTACCGTCTGGTGTAGAGTAAATTAATTATTAATAGGATATAAAAAATGGATATTTTAACACTTGGTAAAATGAACCAAATGGCAAAGGACGTGGATGCCACGTTGGAATACCTTGCTAACACTACTTTTGAAACTCTACGTGATGTGTGCACAGTACAATCTGAAATTGAAGCGGTACAGACTGGACAAGTTACTTGTTTAGAAGACACTACTCAAAGCGGAATTGATGCTCTAGCAGCCGCCGGTGGTGGTTCTATTGGTACTCACGACTTTCAAATACAAAACACAAATCATTGGAGTGTTACTAACGGCGGTTGTTGCTTAAACTGGACTGTTCCAGAAAACGTTAAGAGTATTAAATTTGAAATCCTTGGCGGTGGTGGTCCTGGTGGATCATCTGGTGGTGACTATGAAATTACTGTTGGTGGACAAGGTGGTGGTTACAGTTCTAAAACGATATATGAAGAAAATGGTGATTTTGTTCCAGGTTCTTCTTCTTATACGTTATGTGCAGCTGGTACTTCACAATGTTCATGCTGTTGTCATTGTTGTATGGCAACAAGACAAGGTTGTACTTCATGGATAACTGGTTCTGGTCTTTCTAACTTCTGTGCTGTGGGTGGTCTAGGTGGATCGACTCCTTGGGATAAGATGAGTAATTGTTACGATTGTCATCAGAGTACACAATGTTGTAGATCTAACTACGACAGCAGTTGGGGTACACAAACTGTAAACACCCAATCTTATGGTGCTGATGTTTGCTTCAAAGGAAGTTCTGGTTCTTATACTAGAAAATACGATTGTTGTTCAGACGTTTATGGATACTCTGGTGGACCGACTGGACCGTTTTCTGTATCTGGTTCACCAAACGGTGGACATGCTTGTACTCAATGTAGTGGTTGTCGAGGTGGACATTCATTATTCCCAGGTGGTGGCGGACAAGGTCATGCGACTGCGTCAGGTAATGCTTGTTGGGGTGGATTCGGTGCAGGTGGATTAGTTAAAGTAACGTATTCTTAATAGGAGAACAATGATGAGAACAATAACATATAAAATGCCTAATGAGAGATACGGAACTGACGATTCTATGGGCAAAACGTCAACTTGTGAATTCAACGGACCTGATAAATTAGTATGTTGGGTTATTAACAACGAAGATGATACTAGGGTTGTAGATTCATTCCCAGAGAATGAAGTTCCCGCTAGACCAACTCCGTTAAACTACACTGTAGTTGAAATAGATTCAACGAAGTCTGACGAAAACGCACTTTTAGTTGGTCTTTTATGGGGTGGAATTGGAGAAATGAGACATCTAGAAGTTAATAACGGTGTTGACGCTATTCCTAATAAAGTTATCGCAGATCCTACTGATATCAGAGAGATTTTTGATAAACCTGCAGCTATGTACGGTTATGATTTAAACACAGAAACATGGGCACCATTAGTATATTGTACTGGTGACACACTAGATAGAACAGACGAGTCTGTGCGTGGTATTAGAGATGGATTATTATGGCCAACTGATAGTAAAATCGCAGATGACATGCCAGCAGAATTAAA